AGCTAATGGCGTTTACGGAAGACCTAAGCATCTTCCTAGCAGATTTCGGCGTCACTTGTACAAGTGGCGCCGTTACTGCATTAGGCATCTTGGACATGCCAAGCCAGATAATTAGTGATGGAATGGTGCTTAGCACTGACTTCACGCTGACAGCTAAAGCCACAGATTTTGGCGCTTTAATACGTGGCGCTGCAATTACGGTGGATAGCGTTGCTTATACAGTGCGCGAAACAATGCTTATTGATGATGGTCAGTTTGTGCAAATTGCATTGCAAAAAACATGAGCATTATCTATGGCGGCAATTGTGACAGGCCACAAAATATCTACGCGTTTGCGCCTATCACAAATGTTGGCACATCTGAGGTAATTGAGATTGATGGCACTACTATCACAAGCATCGACGTTGTAACCGGTGGGCAAGTTACACACCAACTGCAAGGCTCTATGGACAGCGTTAATTGGGCAGGCTTTGAAGCTGCATCAGCGAAAGAATCGGGCAACCACTTAGACACTTACTCGGGTTATGCGGTGCGGTATCTGCGCGTAGTTGTAAGCGCAAGTCATGCTACGCGAACCCTTACTACCACTATCTGCTGCGACGCATGACTACCAAACGGGAATCAATCTTAAGTGCTATTGCTGCGGCTTTAGTGGGCACTACAGGCGTTAGCACTAGGATCTACCGCAGCAGGGTAGAACCAATCACAAGGGGCGAAAGCCCTGCAATTGTGATTGAACCAATAAGCGATAGCGCGCAACAGAACACAGCATTGCCAACATTGGACTGGAGCTTAGTTGTTCGTGTTGCGGTAATTGTGCGCGGCAATATCCCAGACCAATTAGCCGACCCAACGGTTGAAAGCTTGCACGCCAAGATGATGGCAGATTTAACCTTAGGCGGATACGCAATTGATGTACAGCCGCAATCAGTGAGCTTTGAACTGGTAGAAGCAGACCAACCGGCAGGCGTTATTGCGTGTGATTTCTTAGTTCGCTATCGTACTGATGTGGCGAATCTATCCATCTAAAGTAGCTAACATGATTGATGAATACCAAGGCCAAGGCGGCTCTTACGTTTTGGACCCCATCACTGGCAAACGCAAGCCCACACCAACTCCTGAGGTCCTGAACGATGGCACTGTTAACACGCAAACGCCTGATCCTGGCAAAAGTAGAAGCGACCTACGGGACTGATTCGAGCCCTGCCGGCACTGATGCGGTATTGGTTCGCAGCCTAGAGGTTACCCCGATTGAGGCTGACGTTGTAAGCCGCGATTTAATCCGGCCATACCTTGGCAACAGCGACCAGCTTTTGGCTAACACGCGCGTGAGCATTACGTTTGAGGTTGAGCTTGCAGGTTCTGGCACAGCGTCAACAGCGCCACGCTTTGGCGGATTGCTGAAAGCTTGCGGCATGGCAGAGACCACTACAGCAGCCGCCATTACCGGCACTGCTACGGCAGGTTCTGCGGGCAGTATCACCTTGGCGGCTGCATCTAGCGCAACAGATGACATATACGTCGGCATGGTCATTACTATTTCCAGCGGCACCGGTAGCGGCCACATTGGCGTGATTACTGATTATGTGGGCAGCACTAAGGTTGCGACCGTAAAGGCGAGCACCGCAGCATTTACACCAGGTGCAAGCAGTGTGTACAGCATCGCCGCAAATGTAGGTTACAAGCCTGTTAGCGCGAGTTTCGATAGCGCCACTATCCATTTCAATAACGATGGTGTATTACATACCATCACAGGTGCACGCGGTAGCTTTGCTTTTAATTGTGCAGTAGGCGAGATCCCAACAATTGAATTTACAATGGTTGGCATTTATAATGCACCAACTGATACCGCTGCCCCAACTGCTACCTACAGCAACCAAGCGACACCTTTGATATTTAAAGCTGGCAGCACATCCGCATTCCAAATTCTTGGTTATAGCGGCTGCTTGATGTCGCTCACCTTAGATATGGCAAACGAAACCGTATATAGGGAATTGGTTGGTTGTGATAAGTCTGTATTAATCGTCAACCGCGCACCAGAAGGTGAGTGCATTATTGAAGCTCCAACCATTGCGCAGAAAGATTTCTTTACTATCGCAAACGATGACACCACTGGAGTGATAAGCCTGCTGCATGGCACCACCCTTGGCAACCGTGTTACCATGGTTGCGCCTAAGGTTGATATTGCCAACCCAACCTACGAAGATTCGGATGGCATCCAAATGATTAACCTGCCTTTTGTAATCATTCCTACAACCGCAGGCAATGACGAGATCACCCTTACCTTCACCTAGTTTTTATGGCTTTCGTCCTTAAGCAATCCAGCAGTTACAAATGGCCGGTAAGCTTCAAGCTTCCGGTTGATGGCGGCAAGTTTGAGAAGCAAACATTTGATGCAGAATTTAAGCGATTGCCACAAGCAAGAATTAACGAAATTCAATCTGATGTGCAAGCACGTATCAAAGCGGCAGAACGCAATGAATTGGTAGATAACAGCATCTCAGATATATCAATTGCAAATGAATTAATCATTGGTTGGGAAGGCGTAGTTGATAGCGATGGTGACGCGGTAACATTCTCCGAAGCCGTTAAGCAGCAACTGCTTGATATTCCGACAGTAGCATCTGCAATTATTGTGGCTTATTTCGAAAGCCTTGCTGGAGTAAAAACAAAAAACTAAAGGACGCTGCTTTGTATTGGGTGCAAGGTGGCGTTGTCGATGATACCCAAGATGATGCAGCAGTATTTGGGATAGAGATACCAGATCCAAAACCTGATTATTTCGAAGTGGAACCAGAAGCATGGCCGGCAGTAAAGTTATTTTTACGCTGCCAAACGCAATGGCGCACAGGCCCTAATGGCGTGGTAGGGCTGGATTACAACGCGCTTGCGTGGCTAGCTACAATGGAAACAGATATTGATGCAGCCGCCATGTTGGATGACATTCAAGTTATCGAGCAAGAAGTGCTAGCAGCTTTGAGCAAAAAGGGAGGTTGATATGGCGTTAGATATGCAGGCAGCAGTAAAAATAAAAGCTACGGTAGATGGCCTAGCTTCTGTCGAAGGGCTAGAGCGTGGGCTCAATAAACTAGACAGGCAAGCGGAAGGGCTGCAAGGTAACTTCGGGCGGCTTAGAGGCGCAGCAGGTGGGCTTAGCAGTGCATTGGGTTCGATTGTGCCTGCTATTGGCATAGCGGGATTAGCAGCACTTGGCAGGCGTTCAGTTGATGCAGCGGATAATTTAAATGACTTAAGCCAGCGCACTGGTGTAGGAGTTGAAACGCTGGATAAATTTGGCAAGGCTGCGAATGATAGCGGCAGCAGCCTGGATGAAGTAGCAAAAGCAATGGGCAAGTTAGCTAAGGGCATTGTTGACCCTGCATCAAAAGCTAACGAAGCATTGAAATCTATTGGCGTTAGCTCAGCCGATGCAAGCGGCAAAGTTCGTGGCGTTGATGCCGTCATGCTGGACTTAGCCGATAAGTTTTCTAAGATGCCTGACGGTGTGCAAAAAACTGCACTAGCAATGGAGATATTTGGCAAATCAGGCGCAAATATAATCCCAATGCTTAATGAAGGCAAAACTGCACTTGGCGAATACTCGGCAACAATTGATAAAGATATGGCCGCTGCGGCAGATAAATTTAATGATTCAATAAATAAAGTAACAGCATCAATATCTGGGCCATTCAATCAAGCCATAACAGCACTGTTGCCGACAATAACAAAATTAGCTGAAGGCGTTGCCGCAGCAGCGGTAGGTTTTAGCAATTTGCCAGAGCCACTTCAAACTATAATTGGCGGCGTTGCAGGGTTGGCGGCGGCATTCATTGTATTAGCCCCAGCTATAAATGCAATTATTGGAATTTTTACTGTATTAGGCGGGCTTTTCGCTGGCGGCGGTGTGCTTGCCACTATTGCAGGTTACCTTGGCGGTTTAGGTCCTGTTGTGGCTGCCGTTAGCAGCGTACTAAGCGGGCTAGGGACTGTCTTGGCTGGCGTATTCACAGGCCCTGTAGGTTGGGTTGCATTGTTAGTAGCGGCAGGCGTTGCAATCTATGCGTTCAGAGATCAAGTTGGTGCAGCGCTTAATGCTATTGTTGAATTGTATAAGCAATTTTTTACAATGCTATACGAAAATTTTATCAAGCCTTACATGGATGCGCATTTTGCATTAACAAGATTTATAATTGATAGTTTTATTACACCAACGCAAACAGCAATATCAGATTTTGCAATTGCATTGTACGGATATATTAATAGAAATTTTATAGAGCCAGCTAAGGCGTTGTTTCTTGCTATCACAACTTATATAAATGATAGTTTCATAATACCAACAAAAACAGCAATATCAGATTTTGCGGCTGCGGCATACCAATACGTTAATACAACATTTATAGAGCCAACCAAAAAAATATTTACAGCAGTCACAACTTTTATAAATGAAAATTTTGTTAAGCCGGTGCAGGACACGATAAGACAAATGGTAACAAACATCAGCAATATATTTCAATCTGTCAAAGACGCAATTACAAAACCTTTTGAAGCTGCTATGCAAACAATGAAAGGTATAGTAAACAATATTTTGAATGGTATTGGTAATGCTATAAGCAGTGTAGTAACTGCAATCAATAACGTAATCCAAGGCGCTAACCAAGCATTGTCAAGGCTAAACCTGCCGCAAATCCCATTCCTACCCCAGCCGCAAATACCAAGGTTTGCCCAAGGCGGCGTTGTAAATGGTCCAACCCTTGCGATGGTGGGAGAGGGTAATGAGCGCGAATATATAATTCCTGAGTCTAAGATGGCGCGTGCAAGCGCTAACTACATGAGCGGTGCACGCGGCGGTGCGGTAATACCTGCATTCGCTAATAGCGGTGTTGTAGGCGGTTCAGGGCGTAAAGCAGCCAATCCACAGATCAACATTCAAACTGGGCCTGTAACGCAAATGAACAATATTAATTATGTAACGACGCAACAAATGGCGCGTGCAGTGCAAGCAGGCGTTAATCAAACAATTGCTATGATCGGTGGCAACATTAACATTCGTTCATCGTTAGGTATTGCATAATGACAAATTACGATATCATGTGCTTTCTTGAATATTATGCAGATCGGGATAATGTAGTTAATCCTGTAACTGCACTACGAGTACCTACTAGGCAATGGCAAAACTTCTACCAAGTGCCGCAGGTGTTAAGCGTTGATGCCAGCGTTGGTGGTGTTTATGGCTATTTAGCATTTGATATCGACGGCTTTGGTTCTACCAGTGCGGCCAGTTTGAATGATCTATCAGTTAACGTTGCGGCCATCGGTGATATAGTAGATGTAACTGATGCAGCGGTTGCTGCTAACAATCTAGTGATTGCATCGCTTTATATCCAAAACCCTGGGCAGGATGCGTTCCATGGTGCTAGCGCACAATTAATCAGCCGGTATATTGGCAGCATAGAAGGCGCTAGCTTAAGCGATGAAAGCATTAGCTGGACAATCAACCCAGCAATCAATAAGTTAAAACCGCAGGTGCCAACACGTAAAGTAACAGCAAACATGCTGATCAGGCAAAAATAATGGAAAACGAAATTTTACTAGCAATTGATTTAGGCGTTACATGCGCAGACGGTTCAAAGCATGATGGCGTAATAATGAAAATAATTAACGATAAAACAATTTATCTAACTAAAGATGGCTTGGAACTTGATAGCAATCAAAAAGTAATCACAATAGATGCAGGTACTTTTGTCCAAAACCTAATGCTTATTGGACATGCAATTGAAAAATATAGGGAGGATAATCCCTGATGGCATCCGCATCCGAAATACTTTACGCCAATTTATTGAAAGGCGAAGCGCAGCAGACATATGTTGCAATGTTATATGCTAGAGATAATCCAAGACCACAACCGGCAGCAAGCGTAGGCACAGTCGCAACTAGAAGTGATGCAACACCAGCTAAATCAAAGAAGCCGCAGGGTGATCTCGGTAAGCAACAAATAATAGCGGTAGCTGGCGATACTATCCCGATTGTATTTGGCAAACGTGCTAATAGCATTGGTGGCATTTGGGCTCAACCATCTTTAGTAAAAACAGCTTCAAACTTATTCGTAGGAAGTTTTTTATATGCAATAAGTCAAGGCAGTATGGTGAGCAGTCCAGTTAAACATTACGCTTGGCTAGGCACCCAAGCAATAAACACTTTAAGCAATGCCGCTTCAATTACTTTAACGCATTACTATGCTTCTTCTGCAACAATTGAAGCGGCTAAGAATGTATGCCCATTGAGTGGCGGACAAATATTTTGTGATTATGATGCCTATTCGTATAAAGCGGGATATGAGTACAGCACAAAAGAACAGATATTTCGTTATCCTGATATTTCGATTTACTATGCAATAGCAAGACAAATTACTAGAGGAGAAGGCGATACAAGTAATTCAGTTCTTATTCATCAAAACTCTGATGTTCGTGTTTACGATAATAATACTGGCACTGATATAACTGCTGGATTTTGGGCTTATTTTGGGATCAACCCAGTTGGCACAACACAGACTACTAATGGGGTTTATTCTGGGGCTACTTTAATTGGCGGCAATCCTGTCGGAACAATTATTAATTTAAGAATTAATGGAAGTGCTTACGCAGCACCAACCGCAACTATTTTTACACGCTATGGCGCAGGCGCAACTGGGCCAATTACAACAATACGAGGTGCGGGCGCTATAAACAACCAAGCGAATTTATCTAATCCATCATCTACTGGCACGTTGTATGGGCTTGAGGTAGAAGTTGCTTTAAGTCCATACAGTAATCCTGCATCACCGCCAGGCAACATAGATTTTACAACTTTTGCTGATATTACATTTCTGCAAATTAACGGTAATATTTACGATGTTTCAGACAATGAAGATTTCCCAACTACAACACGGCAAATATCAGTCTTCTATGAAAGCGGCATAACAGTTGATTTGTATAGTGGCGGTTTAGTAAGCAATGTTTACGCAACTGGTGCAAGCAACCAATTTGTTGATTTGGCAATGCACTTATTCAACTTAATAAAACGCGCTGATGGTGCTAACACTGCATCTATTTCATCGCCAATTGATGTAAGTAATTTGCAATCGCTAGCAACTTTTTGCACTACAGTTGGTTTATTTTTTAATGGGGTCATTGAGGAATCAGTCAATGCAATTGAGTATATATCTAAAACAGCGCCTTTTTTCTTATTGTCTTTTATATCCAGTAATGGCCGCTACAGCCTGCAACCTTTGATGCCTATCAATGCAAGCAACGGAATCAAAGTAACGGCTTTAACGCCAACGGTTACATTTACCGAAGCCGATATTTTGCCTGGTAGTTTCCAGAAGCAATACGATGATGCAGATGAACGTCGCGCTGTAAATATATCTTTAATCTGGCGTGAAGCTGACCCAATATCTATTGGCATTCAACGCACGATATCAATCCGATATTCAACCACTGCAAGCGATGCACCAGTTTTGCAGTTTGATATGACTGATTTCTGTACAACCGCTGCACATGCTACAACATTTGGTAAATATGAATTGGCAAGGCGTAAGTTTTCCACTCATGTGATTGCTTTTGCTACGCCACTACTTATAACCAGTTTAATACCAACACAAATTATCAAAATTCAACGGCAGCGAATTAGCAGCAGAGGCGACAACCGCAGTGAAATTGAATGGTATCAAGTGCTTAACGTAAAGCATAGCAGCTCAGGTATTACAACAATTCAAGCTGCTCATTTTCCTGTTGATGGTAGTGATATTGCTAAAATTAGCAATGAAGTAATCAATGGCACCTTCCAGGTGGTTGGCTAATGGCTACATTCCCTGCGCTAACGCCAAACGATAGATCGCTTAGTTATGGCGATTATCCACAAGGTACATATGAAGCAATCAGCGGCAGTAATGTACGCTTTAGATATGGCTTGGACCGAGTAGAGCAACGCTTGAGTTTAAGTTATCGATTTTTAACAGAAGCTGAAATGCAATTACTTTTAGATCATTATGAAGGGCAGCAAGGATCATTGATTTCATTTGAGTTATCGGCTAACGTATGGGCCGGTTATACGGTCGTGCCAGTAGCAGCAGTCGATTACGAATGGCGATATGTAGACACGTTCCAAGTTGAAACTACTGCACCGGCTAGATATAATGCAACTATTGAGCTGGTTACAGTACCGATCTAATGAGTGCTTTCCCATCCTTAGTGCCATCTGTTCGTACGTATACGCCAGGCGGAGTGCCGCGATCATTGCAGACTAGCTTAGCTGGTGGTGTGACTGGCTTTAGGGGCGGTAACCGACGCATTCAGCAGACGCTAAGTTTAAGTTTTGAGCAACGGACAGAAGCTGATATCACAACAATTCGTAATCATTACGATAATCAATACGGTAGTTTTGATATTTTCTTTTTATCTGCTGAAATATGGAGTGGTTACACTACGCCGCCAGTACCATTGCTGAGCGATTATGCGTGGCGTTATACTGGTGCACCAGTATTTACGGATGGAACATGCGAGCGGTGGAATATTGAAGTTGAGCTAGAAACGGTTCCAATCGATATTGGTGATTTAGTATTTAGTGCAGGATTAGCGGCGGCATCGCCAGCGCGGGAGTATATTTTAGATGCTGGCGCTGCATCGGCAAGCCCTGCAAGAACTTACGCCATCCTGTCCCCTGGTGCCACATGACAATCAATTTAACAGCACTACAAAAGCAACGGCGCGATACTGCTGCTAACTGGACAGGAGCTAACCCAACGCTATTAGCAGGCGAGATTGGGATTGAATCGGATACTAACAAAATTAAAATTGGCACTGGCAGCACAGCATGGACTTCGCTGAGCTATACGACATGGAGTCAAATTAGCGCATATCCAATAGTTAATGCTGACGTGGCATCGGCTGCTGCAATTGCAGGCACAAAAATCTCGCCAAACTTTGGCGCGCAATCTGTAATCACAACTGGCAGCGGATTATTTGGCACAGCTACTTCGCTTAGCACAAGTTACAGCGGCACTGGCAACTTGCAAGTTGCATCTAATTCCGCGACAACAATACAAACTTATGCGTTTAATAGCACTGGCGTAGACTATGCCCCAGGGATAGAACTAGCACGCGCTAGGAACACACAAGCAAGCCCTGCTATTGTTGTGAATGGTGATTACATGGGCGAGATAAATTTTTATGGCTACAATACTAATTTTCAACGCGGTGCTGTAATCTATGCGTTAGTTGATGGCGAACCTGGCACCGCTGGTGATACTAGCGATATGCCAGGTAAATTAATATTTGCAACAAGTGCTAATGGTAGCGTTTCTCCAACCACAAGGTTAACTATTGATAGCGCTGGTCTTGTTACGATACCAGGCGACTTAACTGTTAACGGTACAACAACAACAATAAATTCCACAACATTAGTTGTTCAAGATAAAAACATTGAAATGGGCGTTGTTACAACCCCTAGCGACGTGACGGCTGACGGCGGCGGAATAACGCTTAAGGGCACTACAGATAAAACAATTAACTGGATTGATAGCACAGACGCTTGGACCTTTAGCGAGCATGTGAATATTGTTAGCGCTAAGGAGTACAGGATTGCAGGCACTAAAGTTTTAGATGCAACAAGCCTTGGCAGCGCGGTTGTAGGTAGCAGTTTAACTAGCGTTGGTACAATCAGCTCTGGCACTTGGAATGGTACGGCAATTGCTGATACCTATTTAGCAACCATTTCCACTGCATTAAAAGTATCCAATAGCGCAACGACTGCCACAAGTGCAAATACTGCTAGCGCTATTGTCGCTAGAGATGCAAGCGGTAATTTCACTGCTGGCACAATCACCGCAGCTTTAACTGGTAATGCGTCAACAGTTACCACCAATGCGAACTTAACCGGCGATGTTACCAGCGTTGGTAATGCAACTTCTATCGCCGCTGGAGTTATTGTTGACGCTGACATAAACGCATCTGCTGCCATTGTAGACACCAAACTTGCCACTATTTCAACGGCTGGCAAGGTCAGCAACTCGGCCACTACTGCCACGGACGTTAACACCGCATCGGCAATTGTTGCAAGGGATGCGTCAGGTAATTTCACCGCAGGCACCATCACGGCTTCACTTACAGGCACAGCAAGCGGCAACTTAGTAAGCGGTGGGGCGCTCGGTACACCATCTAGCGGTACATTAACTAACTGTACATTCCCAACACTCAATCAAAGCACTACTGGCAACGCAGCAACTGTTACCACAAATGCTAACTTGACTGGTGATGTTACTAGCGTTGGTAATGCAACCAGTATTGCGGCAGGCGTAATTGTTGATGCTGACATAAACGCCAGCGCTGCAATTGTTGACACAAAGCTTGCAACTATCGCAACGGCTTTAAAAGTAAGCAACTCAGCCACTACTGCCGTCAGCGCTAATACGGCAAGCGCAATCGTGGCGCGTGATGCAAGCGGTAACTTCACCGCAGGCACCATCACCGCAGCACTGACGGGAGCAGCATCTAGCAACGTGCTGAAAGCTGGTGACACCATGACGGGTGTACTAGCCGTAACTGCTGGTACTGCGGCACTGCCAGCTATCACGCCAAGCGGCGATCCAAACACAGGCATCTTTAGCCCCGGCGCAGATCAACTAGCCATCTCAACTAATGGTACTGGCAAGTTATTTATAAGTTCCAGTGGAGATATTGGTGTTGGTGCAGCTCCATCTGGCAGCTACAAACTGGAAGTGAAAGGTGGCGCGATTGATTCAGTAGCAGTTTTTGACAGCACAAATGCAGCCGGTCCTCACCTACGTTTTTCTACATCAGGGACTGATCGTCATTTCCTAGGATCCGCTCCTGGATTTACATCAGGTGGCACTAGCTCAGATCTTGCAATAAGAACTGCTGGGTACTTAGCACTTTTAACTGGAGGGAATAATGAACGCGCCCGCATCCGTGGAGATGGTACGTTTGAAATCAAAGGTGCTGGTACTGCTGGCAGTAGTCCCGCAGTTAGCGTCAACCCCAGCGCACCGACCGACAGTTTGTTTATAACCTCCGGCGGACTGATGGGTCTGGGGACTGGTAGCCCTGGGTATCGACTAACAGTAAAAGCTGCAAATGATGATGGAATCGCTTTGACAAGACCAAGTAGTGCGGCCTCGTATCACTTGCTAATTAGCACTACTGAAACCGGAGGAGATCAGTACACAACAAAATTTAACACTTTTAATAATGATCTTATTCTTAACACTTTTGCTACTGGTGGTTCTGGCGGGACAATACGATTTCGAACTGGTACAGCAGTTAATCCTACGGATAAAATGGTACTCGACTCCAGCGGGCGATTAGGGATTGGCACTACTGGGCCCACAGCGCCTTTATCTTTTTCAACTGCTGTGGGTCAAAAAATTGATCTTTATAGCGATCCTATTCCTGGTAACGAATTTGGGTTTGGCCTCCAATCAAGTGAATTAAGAATTTGCGCTGGCGCTTCAAGTTTTATTGGGTTTAGAACTGGCGGATACTCTGGCTCCGAACGCGCCCGCATCGACAGCTCCGGCAGGCTCTTAGTTGGCACGGCTACTCAAGTTGGCAATGCTAACGGCGGCATCCTGCAACTCGGCAGCGGCATCACATTCCCTGCAACTGCCGTAGCAGCAAGTGATGCTAATACGCTGGATGATTATGAGGAGGGGACGTGGACGCCGGCTTATACTGGTTTTACAACAAACAGCGGGACGCTTACAGCAGTAGCTAGTTATATAAAAATTGGACTAATGGTTATGTATCAATGGCAACAAACAGGTGGCAATATATCAACATCGGCAGGAGCATATATGACAGGGCTGCCTTTTGGTTTTGGCGCTGGTGGCCTGACTTATGGCGGCGGGGCTGCTGGTGATAGCGGTCCAAACAGTTCAATCGTCTCTTTTTATCAGGGAAGTATTGCTCAGTTTGCTAGTTTCCCGACCGCAATGAATAACATGACAGGATTGAGTTGGTCTGGTACAACAAGGTTGACACCGTAATTTAATAAAACAAACTCAGCCCGCAACGGCTCAAAACTATTTCCATTAAACCTGTTCCTGCCAGTCGGCAGTTCCTAAAATGGCATCATTTGTTGAACGTCAAGAGCACCAGTTAGAAATCATCCCGCCTTATAGCATCATCCAATGCCGTCGTGCTGACATCATCGAAAAGGATGGCATCGAAGTAGGCAAAACTTATCACCGCCACACTCGCACCCCTGGCGAAGATGTAAGCGACGACTGCGTTGAACTCCAAGCAGTTGCTGCTGCATTGTGGACACCAGAAGTTATTGCTGCATATGAAGCATTAAAGGTTGCAGTAGTTAGCGAGCAAGAGTAGTCAACGCCCCTAATCGGCATAACTTGACAAGACGGAGGAGGCATCGTAGTGTGATTGTCTCCACGCAAACCGTCTCATACCTACTACTCTTTCGGAATTATGGGCGGCTTTCCTAGAAGAACGCTCTATTTCCTTGTGTCCTACTAGCCTTACCTCTGATTACAGCCAAGTAACTAAATGGTTAAAGCGTTGCCCTGTTCAAGAATTGAATGAAGCACGCAAAATTATGATCTGGGTGTTGGGGCAAACTCCCATACTATCTTCCAGGCGCGTGGCAATGTACACAAAAACAATGTTTCGCTGGGCCGCACAAGAAGATGTTGCTTATTTGGACAAGAATCCATTAGCTAGCTTCAAAATGCCCAAGGCACCTCAAAAAGACGAAGATATTATTGTTATTCCGCAAAACGAGGTGGCGCTGGTATTAGCGGCTTTAGCAGCAAAACGGACCTACAAGAATGTAAATTGGAGTTGGTACACAGAATTTATGATACAAACAGCCATGCGAACAGGGGAAGTTAGGGCTTTACGTTGGGCCGATATCAAAGAGAATAAAATTCTGGTGCATCAGAATTGGACGTTAACCCATGGGCTTAAAGACAGCACTAAAACAAATAAAAAGAGATGGGTGCCACTTAACAATAAATGCCAGGAGCTTCTAACTAAATTGGAGCGTGATAGTGTTTATTTATTCCCCTGGGATCGAATAGCATTCCAAAGTTATTTCCGTAAAAAATTAAAACCTTTACATGATGCAGGAATAATCTCTCACTTATATCGCCCTTATGATTGCAGGCATACAGCTATCAGTAGGTGGATTGAGGCAGGGATTCCCGTACCACAGGTAGCAAACTGGGCGGGTAACACTAGCGAAATCATCTTTAAGCACTACTGCAATACTACTCAAGAATACGAGATGCCTGTACTATAGAAACGTACTGATTCTAGTTTTATGCCCGCGCCTACATCTGCAACACCGGTAACAGAGTTTGCTTGGAATATTGCACAATTGGAGCGCACAACCGTAGACGGGATTGTGTACACCGCCCACTACACGGTTGGCGCTACCGATGGCATTTACTCCGCTAGTGCCTATGGCAGCATTGGACTGGAGCAGCCCGATCCAGATAACATCATTCCATTTGCTGAGCTGACTAAAGATTTAGTTATCGGCTGGGTGCAGGAAAAGCTTGGCGGTGATGAAAAAATAGAAGAAATCGAAGCGGCATTACAGGCGCAGCTTGATGAGCAGACAGCACCAACCAAGGCGCAAGGCGTACCCTGGGGCTAGACTGGGCGCATAGTTGAGACCCATCGCTGCCGCTGCCAATGATCGAACTGGTAGCAGCAATTGCAGGGGCATCCATTTCAGTGGCGGCGATGGGGATGTTTGGGTTCAGCCGCAGGAATGAGGAAGCATCTGCCGCAATTGTGAGGCTAACAAGCGCCGTTGAAAATATTGCCACCAGCCTTAATACGCTGCATGTGGACATAAAAGAAACGAATAGAGAGATGTTCACCCGGCTCAATCAGGTTGAGAACCGCGTCAGTAAGCTAGAGGTGCGTTAACTACTGTTATGAACCACGCTGCTGAATACATCGCACTTGCTGTTGCTATCCACGGTGTAGCGGTAGTAATCGTAAACCTGACCCCAACGCCACGCGATAACGAGGCATTAGGTAATGGCGCAAGAATGGTAGTACAGCTTTATCGTGCGATTGAGATCCTGGCTGGTATCATCACGCCACTGGTCAAAAAGTGAGCAACTTCCTTGCAGCGGCAAAGGCAACATCTAAGCCGCCGCTGCCCCACCAGCAAGCAGCATGGAACTACGCATGGGATCTATTAACTGTCGAGGAGCAGGCAACTTTCCTTGACAAGTTTCGCAGTGATCCACCGGTAAAAGCAGCAAAAATATGGGAACCAGCGGCAAAACTAATCCGCGAGTTTGAGGGTTTCGAGTCGAACGCATATCCCGATCCAGGTACTGGCGATAAGCCTTGGACAATTGGGTGGGGCTTCACATCGCTTAATGATGCACTCGTAAAAAAGGGTGATTCTATCAGCCGCGAGGATGCAGACGCCATGCTCGACAATTGGATTGAAACCAAAGTCGTGCCAGCGTTAGCAAAAACTGTACCTGGCTGGAAAACTCTGCCACCAAATCGGCAGAACGCGTTGGTGTCGTTTGCCTGGAACGTTGGCTGGCATTTCTGCGGTAGCGCAGATTTCGTGACCATCAGCAAATGCCTCCGCGAGTCAGATTACGACGCAGTGCCCTCCGCAATGCTGCTTTATATAAACCCAGGAGGCAGCGTTGAAGCTGGATTGCGCCGCCGCCGTGAAGCGGAGGGCAAACTGTGGGGCATGAGCCAGAAGTCAACATCAGTGTTACTGAAAGTACCATATGAGGCGCAAAATGATAACAAAAGCGGCACAGGTTATAGAGAATGTTTTTCCAGTAGTTGCGCGATGATTGCTAAATTTTACGGCAAAGTAAAAAGCGACGATGAATACAATGCCATTCGCGCAAAATATGGCGATACTACCGATTCGCAGGCGCAATTGGCAACACTGCGTTCTTTAGGTTTGCAGGCCAGGTTCGTGACTAACTGCGCCCCAGGCTTGCTGGAACTTGAGTTACGTGCTGGCAGACCCGTGGCGTCGGGTGGCTGCATCATGGGCCTAGCAATTCACCAAGCGGTGGCGGGCACTGGAGCGTGGTGATCGGGTTTACTGATGCTGGTCACTGGATCCTGAACGATCCAAATGGTGAGGCTGATCTTGTCAACGGTGGTTATATCAAAAATACCGGGGGCGCTGGTATTAAGTACAGCAAAGAACGATTTAACCGCAGGTGGATGCCTGATGGCGCTAGTACCGGCTGGGCATTACTGGTGAAGCCATGAAGCGTTTGCTGTACGTACAACGTACGTACAACTAATCCAAACCGTAGCGGGGACCAGTGGATCATCACATCGACGGCACCGAACTGGTCACAAAAAAAACTACTAAGCACCGTTTCCGCAAAACCATAATCGCTGCATGGTCAGGCCGATGCGCATATTGCGACGAAACCCTGGGGCGTAGCGCAACGTTGGATCATATTATCCCACGATCAAAAGGAGGCGAGACCCAAGCTACGAATTTGGTAGCTTGCTGCTTAAATTGCAATAGCCACAAGTCGTCGCACCCCGTTTTTGAGTGGTTTAGGCAACAGGAATGGTATTGTCCATTACGCGAAGATCGTTTAAAAAATTGGATTGCAGGTATAGATACGCCATGACCTAGACTTAAAATCATCCGTGAACCCGCGACATGAACCGCTATATTGTTGAAATATCAGCATTATTGTATGTTGAAACCATACATGATCCCGACACATTAGCTAATAATTTAGTTAGCCAGCTTGAGGAATTGGCAGCTTCGTCCGAGCATTTGCTCGATTATGAACTCACTCCACATCCATTGCCCGGTAATGATGACAATGAACTACCAGATGGCCGAGATAAAGTTAATGCTGCGTAGAATCAGGGTTATGCAATAAGGTTTTTAAGTCACCTGCGCCATCACGTTTATAACATTCCATTGCCTGGTGAAAAAAGATGACCGCCTGCCATGATTGGCTATGTTGTCTAATCATCCCGGCATAAGCAATTTCCCATATAAATCCATCAACAGTTTTAACGCGCTTTAAGGTTGGGGCGGTCATGGCGCAAACTCACCAAAATACTGCAATTCTGCTGCCTTCCGTGCTGCAATAGCATCTTCTTGATTTGCAAAAAGACCAAGATAAATTTTTTTATTATTTTTTTTAATGTGAGATTGCCATTTCCTCGATGCTTTGGACCAACAAACACCTAAAATATTGCTTTTTGAATCGCATCGCGCACGTTTATTGTTAGATTTATTTTGACTGTGAGTCGCAAGTCGTAAATTTTCTATCATATTATTTGCTTTATCGCCATCAATATGATCAATTTGCAAATTATTGAAAATTGCGCCATAGTGGTAAACCCAAATAATTCTATGCATTCTGTATGGCAAATTATTTAATTTTAAAACAACGTAACCTTTTGAATCTAAAGACCCTGCTTTGTCACCAATTCTTGTACTGTTGCGTGGCTTTATTTTCCAGTACAAATCACCTTCTTTGTATTCAAAGAATTTATGAAGTTCTTCCTGCGATGGAAGTGGTTTAATTGTTTTCATGGCTTTGAATTGTAATAAGCAAACCATTGCCGCAACGCATCGCCAGTAGGAGTCCCACTGGCAGCTTTTGCGGCCCGCAGCACCTGCTTATAGTCGTCAAATAATCTGCTGCCCGTTTCTTGATAAAGCGTAAATTGGATGCCCTCGGCGTAATTTACCCCAGGCGGCACCGTAGCAAAAACGCGAAACAGGCCCCCATCAAAAAATCTGCAAATTGCGCTTACAGGTGGCTCAATGCCACATGCTTTTAGCACTGTAGATTTCAGCACTGACTCAGGGATAAAGCTGAGCTGTTTCCAGGATGGTTCGCTCATTGCGGTAATGCCTCCAAGGCGCGTCGAATCAGGACGTGTTCATCGGTGTTGAGTACCGTCATTTGCTGTGGAAAATCGGGACCACCAGCGGTAGATAAAATTGCTAGCGCCTGCGCCTTCAAGCTCAGAGGCTTGGGGCGGCGGGCAAGCTCTAGATGCAC